GTTTTTAGTACTTTCTGATCATAATAGAAGTGAGTTGCAATTTTCTTCAGAAAGAATTGAATCAAGACGCAGGATGATCAATGGATCAATGAGATCATATCATATTGCAGACAAACTTTCTTTATCAACATCTTGGAGCATGTTACCTTCTAGATCATATAAACAAAATCCAAATTTTGATGATACATTTGGTATTTCTGAAGATTATTGGCGAACACAAGATGAATATACTGTCGATGGTGGTGCTGGTGGAGTAGATATATTAGATTGGTATGAAAATCATAAAGGACCATTTTGGGTATTTTTATCTTATGATAAATATACTGTTTATGGAAGAGAAGAACAAGACTATCAAAAACTAGGACAATATACACAAGTAATAAAAATGTATTTTAAAGATTTTAGTTATAATATAGTCAAGCGTGGTCAAAATAATTTTGATTTGTGGAATATAAATCTTACATTAGAAGAGGCATAATGTTTTCTAATATTGATTTAATTGAACACTTAAAGTCATCTGATTCAATATCATTAAATTCTGTTGTAATTTCAGAATGGAATTTAAATATACCTGGCAATATTAAAAAAATTGGTAACTACAGATATCGTCAAACAGAAAGTAATAGTATTTATAATACATTACCAAATACTTATGATCCGTCAGATTTAGGAGACTATTATACTGATGCAACAATTTCTTATGCTATTTCTCCAACCCAGGTAGATAACAATAATAATTTACAAAATTTTTATTCAGAACAACAAAAAATGTCAACATTGTTTTCTTTGGAGTCTTGTACTTATCCGTTTAGACCTAGATCTGGAATAAATAAAACAATGTATTTTCCAGTAAAAAGATCAAATATTTCTTCAAATTTTTCTGGAGTATATCTTCCAAACAATACACAATTTGGAAATTATCAACCAAGATATTACATGGCATCAAGAGATGATCAATTTAAATATTGGACTTCATATAGAAAAGAAGATAATGTTGAAAGGGGTATTGCTAACAAAATATTAAATAATAGATACATTATTGATGACGCATGTCCTTTTATTGTATATACAAAAGAAATACCAACAAATAGAATTGTTATTAAAATGCAAACCAATGTAGGATATGTTGATTCTGGTTCGTATCAAACTACAGGATCATCTTTTACTGATCCATTTTATGGATATCAAAATCAAACAACACCTAGTAGATTTAAGATACAAATATTAAAAGATGATAGTTGGGTAGATATTTTCAGAGTTAATGAAAATGATACCAGAAATGACGGATCTCCAATAATTAATGCAGACGGATATTTAGAAATATTTTATTATGATAATCAATGGTTTGTTGGTTCATCAACAGTAGATTATGATACGCCTTTTGTTACAGATCTTACTGATCCTATCACAGAGATAGATAGCAATACTGGGGTAGAATATTATAAAGAATTTCAATATATTAAAGGAATAAGAATGGTTGTTGAGTCAATGAATAAGTTTGACTCTACCTTTGATTTAATAGAAATTTCTCCTAGATTAACCGCTGATATTTCTAATAAAGTATTAAATTTTAAAATTAATAAAATGTTATCAGATATGAATAGTGGGGCATTGCCAGTAGGACAGTTGCTAGCCTCAACTGGTGAAATAGAAATTTTTGATGAAGATTTTTCTTTTAATGAAAATAACTCTAACAGTATAATTTATGATTATTTAAATAAAAATATTAAAGTTACATTTTATGAAAATATTTTTGACAGTAACTCTATTGATTATTTTATTCCTATAAAAACATTATATGCGGATGGATTTCCACAATCAAACACTAACGATGCAACAATTAAATTAACACTAAGAGATTTCTATTTTTATTTTGAATCACAAAAAGCACCAGAAATATTATTAACCGATGTTTCTTTAAGTGTTGCAATATCTATGCTATTAGATTCAATTGGTTTTACAAACTATTCATTTAAAAGATTATCAAATCAAGTAGATCCAATTATTCCATATTTCTTTATTTCTCCTGGACAAAATATTGCTGAAGTTTTAAATCAATTAGCAATATCAACACAGTCTGCAATGTTTTTTGATGAATATAATAATTTTATAGTTATGAGTAAAGAGTATATGATGCCAGATAATAATGAAAGAGATATTGACTTTACGTTAGTTGGAACAAACACTCAAACTGGTATATTTGTTAATCCAGATGCTGAATCTCCACAAGTAACTAACTATAACAGTGAAAACTATTTACCAAATATTATAAATATTGCATCTGAAAACAAAAGAATTTATAATGATGGAAGAATTAATTATACTAATAGATATATTCAAAGACAATATAGTTCAATAAAACAATCTGCTTTAGTTGATCAAGAAAAAACATGGATATATAAACCAGCACTACTTTGGGAAGTATCTGGAGACAATGCTACAAAAAGTATTAATGAGCAGGTAGCAAAACAAGGAAACTTTATTCTAGGAGCAATGCCATTAAATTCTAATCTCACATCAGAATTACCAAAGGTAGTAAACAATGTTTTAATTAATAATATTATTGATATTGGAGAAAATGTATATTTTTTAACCAGATATAAAGGATACCTATATTCATCAGGTGAAGTTATTAGATATGATGCTGCTCAATTTAATGTAAGTGGTATTGGCAATGTTTGGATTAGCAATAATCAAGAATATCAAGATTATTTTGGAGCATTACCGTTTAATGGAAAAATCTATCCAACTGGCTTGTTAAAAATATACTCCATACCATTTTATGAAACTGTAAATAATATATCTAGACTAAAAAATGGTTCAGTAGTAGAACATGGTCGTGGACAATTTGGAACACAGGTTACAAACCACCATGCTGGAATATCTGATTATTGGTCAAATAATTCCTATGTTCGTGGTTGTGAAATGAAATCTTCTTTATTATTTAGTACATCTCCATCACCTATTTTACCAAATACAGAATTAGGAAATGCAGGTATTAATAATTCTCTTGCACAAAAATCATCAAGAACTGGAATCATTAAAAACTTTTTAGCAAGTAATTATTTATCAGAAACTGAAATGAATAATTTAAAATCTACTAATACTGGAACAATTCAATCATCTGCATTGGTTATGACTGGGCCAGCATTTGAAACCACACAATCACCAATAGATTTTATTTCTTATACTTATAAAGAATTGCCAAACACATATAAACATTTTGGCACTAGAATGAGAATAATTGGAAAAGTTGAAAATAACGAAAATAAATTACAAACACCAATTGGTAGCGCTCCATATTATCAAATTCCAAAATCAGATCCAAGTCAAAATATTAATATTGGTGGAGGATCTGGCGGTTTAGCATTAATGTTAAATTCATCTAATAACAATGGATACTATTTTGAAATTGCAGCATTAACCGAAAATAATGTTGAATCTTATATGCCAAAAAATAGTGATGGAACAACAAATACTGTAATCTATAATGTTTTGTTTTATAAAATTAAAAAAGAAGTTGGAACTTCTGTAGCAATACCAGAAAGATTGTGGGGAGGTTTGGCCAGTATATTAGTAGACGATGGACGATTTACTGGACAGTATAGATATGTGGGAGAGCAAAATCCAACAGTGTATGATCTTTCAGTAGAATACGTAGATATTGGGTCTACACGTAGATTTTATTTATATTTAAATAATAAACATATTGCAACTGTAGATGATACCAACCCTTTGCCAAAATATAATAATATGGCTTTATTTGTTAGAGGATCATCAAAATGTATGTTTGAAAACATATATGCTTTAACAGAAAATTATGCACAAAATACAGTATTTAAAGTTGGACAACCTGTATCTGGTGCATTCGGAATAGAAGAAATTGGGGCAAACGAAGCATTAAGAAAATACTCAATTAGTGGAATAATTCAATCAACTTATTTATCTGGAATAAGTTCTCAGCAATCTCCAGAGTATAATATTTATTTTGACGAATTTGGAACAATCATGAGAGAATGTGCATATTTTAATATTAAATATGATAAGGCTTATCCAGCAATATATGCAAAATTATCACCAACATTTAACAGAATTAAGGGATATACTACTTCTGGGTTTTATGCTGGATCCTATGGTGCAGAATTTTTAATTTTTAATAATACCGATTCAGCATTAAATCTAGATGAAACTACTGGAAATTATCTTAGAATCCAGGGTATAACATTTACTCAAGATACCACTTATACATTAAGTGTAGACGATTATTTTAATAGACGTTCTAATTTATCTAATCCAATAATAGTTGATGATGTTGTTATTAGATCTCCAGAAATTTCATTAGAGCAGTACAATGAAATAAGACAAAGTAGATTAAAATATGGAATAAGTGATTTTACTATTGAGGCTCCTTATATTCAAAAAACTGATGATGCAGAAAACTTACTTGGATGGATAATTAATAAATCCATGAAACCTAAAAAAATGATTGGTGCTAATATTTACTCATTGCCTATTTTACAATTAGGAGATATTGTAAAAATTGATTATATTAAAGATGATGTAAGTGTTGTAAGTGATCCAGACACTAAATTTATAATCTATAATATTGAGTATGAAAGAAAATCTGAAGGACCAGATATGACATTATATTTGGCGGAGGTATAAAGTGGCACAATCTTGGAACCCATTAAGTGGATTAAGAGTAAACCCAAATACAGATCCAACTCGTGCATATCAACCAGAAAGCGGAAAACCAATTGCTCCACAATATACAAGCATTACACACTATGTCGACTCCTCAGTTCAAAATATGCCAATCAAGGCTCCTGCGTTAGAATCTAATTTAACGGCAACTCCTCCAACACCAATTTCACCAATACAGCCAGAACCCGCTAAACCAATGGTAAAAAGTGCAACACCAGAAATTATTTTATTTGATGATGAAACAGTTCCTATTGAAATTATGACAGATTTAATATTTGAAAACATTGGAGGACAAGAAATATTGGCTTTAACAAGACACGACATAGTATCTGGAGATTTTATTCCAAAACAATTAATAAAAAATATTAGTGTTTTAAATCAATCGTATGCGTCTAAAAATATTTTAGGAGTTCAAAGTACTTCTGATAAATATTTTGGTAATTATTCTATTAAACTAGAAAATAAAATACCAGACGAAGCGGGCGGTCCAAATAATAATAATATTTATATAGAAAATGCTACAGGAGATTTAATTATTGAGGTGATAAATATGTTATCTGACGAACAAATAGAGGTTCAGATTGGCTTAGGTGGTACAATATATGATACGGAGTTTTAATGATTACTAATACTGGAAAATCTATTATAGCCAAGTACCTACTTGGACAGGCTCCATCCTATGCCTCTTATATAGCCGTAGGGTGCGGTAAAAAGCCTTTAGATACCTCTAGCAGCCCCGAAGACTATTCCAATAAGGAAAACCTTGAGTTCGAGATGTTTCGTGTTCCTATTACCTCTAAAGGATATATTGTTGAAAATAATATTTCAAAAATAGTTTTAACAGCAGAATTACCAACAGAAGAAAGATATGAGATTTCCGAAGTTGGTGTTTATTCTGCGGGTGCAAATCCATCTGCAGGATCTTATGATAGTAAGACAGTTATAGGTTTTTCTTCAGCAGAAA